CGTGGCCAAAGTAACACCATTGGAGCCAGTCAGGATGTCCAGGTCGTTTTGTGCAGTTGTCTGAGCTGCCGCTGTCGCTGGCGCCGCACTACTTGCATAGATAGCGTCGTATGCAGCCTCCTCGATGACCTGAAAGCGCACAAATACCGGCAAACACACAGAGGAGTCTTGGACTGCGATGGTGACGTGGCCAATTGTGTTACTGATACCGCTTTGCAGCGTCAGCATATACCATCCATCGGCGCCAGTTATGGCCGCCCAGGTATAACCAGAAATGTCCACAACGGTCGCATTGTCGTGCAGGATGGCTTCTGCCTGGTCAGCAGCACCGAGAGTGATGCCGGTTTCAGGTGTGACACCATCTGTCGCGTCCACAAATGGGCCTATGGCTACCTTATGCGTTGCGCCTTGCCGAATAATCTGTGTCATGCCATCTGTCTCCTGTGCGCGATGATACGCGGGACAATACTACCACCACCAGCGCTCGGTTCGCCGTAGCTAATGCTCAGGGCCGCGCTACGGCTCGCTGAGCCAGCGCTTGCGTAAGTCATGCTCAGTGTCTCGCTTGAGCCTGTATAGGCGCGATATGAGCCTCCACCACGAGTTCCAGAGCCGGAGCCAACATTCGCATCGAAAACTTCGGTGTGCCCACTGGGTTGTGTTAAAGCGCTTGCTGGTTGATTGTATGAGGCCGCGGCAAGAATCACATGAGTTGCAGCTGATGTGATCACATTGTCTATCGTTAGGCTTGTCGCTGAAGAACTGTTTGCGGTTGTGATCTGTGCGGATGCTACCGTGTCTTGATGAACGCCGTCTAACAGGTAAACAGAATAGCCGACCGAAGAATTGGCAGTGACATCGGATGCAAGTGATATGGTTATTGACCCGTCAGCAGGTAGATCTGCCTCCAGTATCTCGAATGCAATACACCGCTGATTGAAAGTAGCTCCATTCGCTACTTCAGCAATCTTGGTCATCGACACCCCACCCCAGGTGCAGGTGCAAGTTGGTGCAGACGCGAACTCGGCGGCTACTAAAACCACTCCTCGCCGATCGGTGCCGGAAGATTGGGTGAAACTTAAATCGTGTGGGCTGGCGGCGCTAGTGGCGCGATTTAAGGTGTTTGTGCCAAGGACTGAACCGCTCACTTAGGGTTGACTCAAGTGAAGTCGCAGGCAATTACAGCGTTAAGCAAGCCGTGCAAGGTATCGATAACAGATTGCTCTGGGTGCAGATTATATAGCGTGTTGCCGGTCGCCTGGTCAAAGGTGTGAGAAAGGCTTAATGTTTTTATAAAGGCGAGTAGATTAAATGCGGCGACCTTGAAAGCGTCGTATTGAGATTGATAGAAATTTTCCCACGTTCTAGCTGGATCGTGGTGAAACTGGGTTACCGCAATCGGTCCCAGTATTTGACCAGTAATAGGGGGCGATTCGGCATTTAGCTCGGCCGCCAGCGCGGCGAATGATACAATGCGGCCAGGAAGCGAGATCAGCGCACCGTAATCGACACCGAGGTTTGTTTTTGCGAAAACACAAGCCTCCCTGAGTTCTCTGATTTTAGTGAAAACTACTTTAGCTTCATGCCCCAAATCTCTGATCATGGCCCTATCCTGGCGCAATGCGCATATTGATTATACTGTGCGCAACTTGGCGACACTGGCTACAAACGCCTTTGCCTCTTCAAGCTGTTCTTGCAAGGCAAAGCGTTGCGCCTCAAGATCCTCAATCTTATCTGTGATTGATATTGCTTGTTTTTGCAGTTTTAAAATTTCAGCTTCTTCTGCCCTGCGTCTCTCTTCACACGAATCGAGAATGTTTTTCGCGTCCGTGTGGGCCTGATTTGTATGCTCTATTGCTTCTGCTTTTGCATCACTAAGCAATTTCTCGCTTTCTTGCTCTGCCTTTTTCCGCAATTCACGCCCATCCACGCGAGCCTTCTCAACCGAAGCATCGGCGCTGGAAATCGCTTCCTTGGCTTGCTGCGCACGACGCTCAAGGTCCTCAACAACCGGCTTCATCGCGTCTGCTTTTAGTTGCAGGTTTTCGTAATACTCGCGCATCGGCCCGATGAGCTTCACCGCCTTAGCGAGCCTGGCGACCGACGAAAACATATTATTCAACTGCTCCACATCGTTCGCGGCGGCGATAATTTCCTGCCCAGATAATTCTTTAAGAGCGTCCATGGTTATGTCCTCAGCGGGTTTGACAAACGGAACATCGCAGTAACAAGTATCGAGGCGCCAGCTCCAACTGTCGATAGGCGCGGTCTGACCAACAAACAATTCTCGCCAACCGATTTCAGTAAATCTGCTGATGTAGACATCGAATTGCCTTGCGGGTCTCGCAATGTCTCGTACTTTATTGCATCCAGACTGCCCTCAAACACGGCAGTCGCGCCCCCCCAGGCACCCCCTGTATCACCATCATCGAATTGCACAGTTACATCGGCATGGCTTGGCAGGTTGACGGCATCGCCAGTAGGATCTGCTGTGGTCAACGTCCATGTATGTGTATACACAGATCCGTCGTTGGGCTTGATTGATGTTCTTTGAGTCGCGGCCATAAATCCCTCACGTTGCTAGTACAAGTGGATGTGGTTTGCAAGAAGTCCTGCCTTTTCCATTGAACCCGGTTACAGTTATAGATCCATATCCATGATCACTGAGTGCACCTTGCCATTCCCAGCACGCAGTATCGGGGTCTACAATAACCTTTGCCAAAATTCTCGCCTTGAGTTTTTCTGGGCTTATCGATTTCATTCAACCCTCAGTTATATGGTAGCCGAGGCCAGAATTGCACTGGCGACCTCCCGGTTATGAGCCGGACGAGATTCTGCTTCTCTACTCGGCATTAAATCTAATACAGCGCATCAAGTTCGCTGGAAAATCTGTCCAGTTCTGCCCTGGCATCTCGCACCATAGTTCGAACCGTTGACCACCTTTCGCGCTCTTCGGTAGTGATAATACCAGCATCTGCCTTCGCCTGGTACATCGCCTCACGGCCAACCAGATCGACCCACGTTTTAGTTGCAAACCAAACCTTTGAGTTGAGCTCGGATATTTTATCGCCAGCCTCAGACTCGGCAGCATGATGGTCTATCTGCGCCTGAAGTTTGATTAATTCGGCCTGATTCGCATATCGCTCTTCTACAGCAAGGAAGGCGCCGATTATGAATACAATCGTGCCAACCGGGGCGATTAGCTGCTTAACCGTTATCTCTGGCATGGACATAAGAGCTACAGCTTGTTGATGGCCGCTTGGGCATCATCTGCCAGCGCCTTCAAGTCATCAATTGAAAGTTCTTCGCCCCGCGCCGCAGCTTCTGCTCTCATCGCCTGCAGTTTTTGTATATTTACCCCAGCCGCAGTGGCCACTTTCATCAGCGCATTCAGCGCCTCAATTACCGCCAAGACTTCCATCGCCATCCTCCCCGATCAGTGCGCGAACAGTGGCAAACAGGTCATAGGCCATGTTTACATAAGTCAGCGCCTCGACTGTATTTCCAGTGTCGGCAATTTGAGCCGCCAAGTCCAATCCGCTTTTCGCAGACTGCAAATATTCCCGCGCTGTGGCTCGCTGTCTCGCATCAATATAACCGCTTTCAGAAGCAGCCAGGGTAGCGTCAGCCAGCGTCTCGATGGTGATGTACCCGCGAGCGATAGACTCGGCGATAGAGGGCGCTGTGTTGTCTGATACACATGCAACCAGCCACAAGAGGACAAACGCGAATGGAAGAGTTTTCATCATCCACCTACCTTGGTATCAGTATCGAAACGAAGCGCAATATTTAGCAGCGCAAGAATCCCAAGCGCCGCCTCCTTTACCAATTCTGGATCAAGACCAATCCCAAAACCTGCCGCCATCGCCACAACTAGAGCAGCACCATTGATCGCCAGTGTTCTGTAACCTTTCCCGAATCTAATCATCGTTATTCTCCCCATTTGGTTTCATGTCGAAATCTTCCACCGTGATGAATACCCGCTTCCCCTCGTCCAGCAGGAAGTAGACTTCCTTCGCCAGCCTCTCATACGCAACGACACTGCTGGTTACCGATCCATCATCAAGAACATTGGAATTCGATCCATCGCCCGTGAGAATACACCCTTCAGTGTGCTCGTGCTTGTTGCCTGGGTGCATGTATACCCACTCAAAATTTGGAACATTTTGTAGCCATAACATGCCGCGATGCCACGGATACTTGGCAACATATTTCTGGTGCATGCCGCCGACCGTGCGTAACTTGATCTCATAACGGCCAGCGGGGATCCTTGTCTTGCCGGGGATTTTTTCTGCTCGGAATTCATCTTCGAGGGTATAGCAACGAAATCGCACGCCCTCATGGCCACCGGCCATTAAAAGGCCCAAGGTGCTTACCGGACCAGATGAATAACGGAAAAGCTTGTAATCGAATTCTATCACTGGCGCACACTGTCCAATAGGACCCGTTGTGTCGCTTCTATCTCACTTATTTTTTGATTCTGCCTGACTTCTTCTTCTCTGCTCAGATCGAGCCGCAATGCTGTTTGGTTGACCGTGGCCTTCACGTCTGCCAGATCCTTCGAACTTAATTCAATTCTTTCGAGTTGACCCCCCAAGTACCATAAACCCATCCCGATAATGACACCACATAAGACGACACCAGCCGTAATAAACCAAGAGCCCAGTTTCAGTGTGGTCTGATACACTGCGTCTATCCTATCCAATCGGCGCTCAGTCACTACGTTTGCCCTGGTAAGAGTTTCCATCGTCTCCAACACTCTTTCTTTTTCAGATTCTGTGAAGCACACGGAGATACCCCCATCCAATTTCAAAGTGCCCAATCTTACATTAGTCGCCCAATGCTACAACAGTAATTATCGGCCTTATCACGAAATCTCTATGCCGGTCCTGACAATTATCTTACCAGTCCTACCCCAGCGCTTTTCGCAGCCACCGTGCCAGACAGCGCAATCCTCTCCGTAGATTGCATCAAGCAAGCCTTTTTCCAAGTTGTCTTTGTCTGGTGTTTGCTGGTGTGGCTTGCCGTCCATTTCAAGCTTTTTCTTCACACTCCAGGAAGCTGGCATTTGGATAATGAACACGATCCAGTAGCTCGCTTCCGGCACCATGATTTTCCGCAGCTTAACCTCATCTCTGAAAGCGAAGTATTTGAGCACAGCAGGACGCTTCTTCCACCTATCACGCACAGTCATGCGTGGCTTGGTGCATGGCGTAATTTCGTACTCCTGGATTACAGTAGGCATTACAGATCCTCTTCTGTGGTTGCTACCGGAACTGGCCTATCCATATCCAGCTTGCTCTTGAATTTTTCCCATTCCTGGTTGTCTTCATCTGGTGGCAGTTTCCTGAGAGCGCCCTCTGCAACTATCGCCCCCGGTGGGGAATCTTCGACGCCGTAATACCACCCAGATAAAATTGTAATAATTCCAATTTTGGTCATACCCAGACCAGAACTCACCCACTTAACAAATGTGATTGTGGTTCTTGGTATCGTTAAATCCATGATGTTATACTTGACGTACCCACTGTATAGGCGTATAGTCTCTCTCAAATCAGAGGGAAATATCAATGTCTATTCTAAGCCGCCCAGAATTCCATGACGAACAAGCTGCCTACGACTATGTGGAAGCCAATCTCTGGCCTAATGGTCCTGTATGCCCGAAGTGTGGCGAATCTGAACGAACTACCAAGATGCAGGGTGAAAGCACCCGAATAGGCGTCTATAAGTGCCGTGCCTGCCGTAAACCCTTCACAGTTAAGGTAAACACTATATTTGAATCCAGCCACGTCAAATTGCACTTGTGGCTACAAGCTATCTACTTGATGTGTTCCAGCAAGAAAGGAATTAGCTCTCACCAGTTGCACAGAACCCTGAGCGTGACTCTCAAGACTGCATGGTTCATGTCTCACCGTATCCGAGAGGCTATGAAAAGCGACAATATGACTCCATTTGGCAGCAATGGTGGCATTGTTGAAGTAGATGAAACCTATATGGGTAAGGTCAAAGCCAAGTACCGAAATAATTCATCCAAACTCAAGGTTGGTGCGCCCTACCTCGCTCAGAAGCGCAAGATTGTTGCTCTAGTAGATCGAGACACTAAGCAAGTCAGATCGCTAAGAATGGACAAGATAAACAGCAGAACACTGATGCCAATCATTAAGGCAAATGTGGCCCGAGAAGCGCAGTTAATGACAGATGGCGCTAACTTCTACACAAAGATTGGCCCGGAGTTCTCAGCCCATCATTCTGTCAACCATACCCAGGGTGAATATGTAAATCGTGAAAATCCCCTGCTTCACACCAATACAGTTGAAAACTACTTTTCGGTGTTCAAACGAGGAATGAAGGGCACGTACCAGCACTGCGGCGAGCAGCATCTTAATCGCTACTTGTCAGAGTTCGATTTCAGATACAACCACCGAATGAAGCTGGAATTTAGCGATGAAGTTAGAGCAGATATTGCCTTGAAAGGTGTCGCTGGGAAAAGGTAGATGTATGCACAGTAAACAAATAGGCGAGCTAATTTGGGGGGCTAGTAATTAGTAATAGTTGTAGAACTATTTAGAAGTAGTGTGGGAATAAGTTATAGCCTTCGCTTCGGAACTAACTAGCAAGACATCTATGAACAAGCAATACCATCTTTACTAACAGACTTATCCACAACATATAGTGGTTTTAGTCGTTCAAATTACTAGTTTTTACATATATTGATATTTTTTTATTCACCGACACAAGATAGTGTGTTAGGCTTTTTCCGCCAGCATAAAAAAGGGAATTATATACTTGACTCCCTCACTATTTTGGGCCAAAATTGACCCATAATTTAGTGAGGTTGAGCCAATGAAAGACAATATCACAATAAGCACTTTCGAGCTTTTCAAGATGTTCCCAGATCAAGAAGCGGCTCGCCAATACCTCGAAACTAGACTCTGGCCGAATGGCGTTTGCTGCCCTCACTGTGAGGAAAAAGAGCGCATCACTACCCGTAAGGGCGGCTACTATCGCTGCAATGCTTGCAAGCAAGATTTCACTGTTCGTACTGGCACAATCTTTGAGCGTTCCCACGTTCCATTGCACAAGTGGTTATATGCTATGTACCTGCTCGTGACTTCACGCAAGGGCATTTCTTCCATGCAGTTGAGCAAAGAGATAGACATCACCCAGAAGTCAGCATGGTTTGTTTTACAGCGTCTGCGTGAGGCTTGCGGCAATGACCTGCAAGCACTTCGCGGAACAATCGAAATTGACGAGACTTACATTGGCGGCAAAGAGCGTAACAAGCACTCCAACAAAAAGCTGAAATCTGGTCGCGGCACAGTAGGCAAAACTCCTGTAGTCGGCATGAGAGAAAAGAATGGCCGAACCGTAGCCAAGCCTATCAAGAAAGCCGACACAAAGACGTTACATGCTGTAGTGCATGAGCATATAGAAGTCGGTTCTACGCTGCATACAGACGAGGCTTCGGCTTATCAGGGACTGGACGGAATGTTCTACAGTCACGAGACGATCAACCATAGTCAGGGCGAATATGTCCGTGGTAATGTAAGCACAAATGGCATTGAAAGTGTGTGGGCGGTAATGAAGCGCGGTCTTCATGGCATCTACCACCACGCCAGCGACAAGCACCTTAGCCGTTACGTCAACGAGTTCACATTCCGATTGAATGACGGCAATGTAAAGCGTCACACGATTGATCGACTTAACAGTTTTGTATCAGCGGCAGCGGGTTGCAGAATCACATATCAGGAGCTGATTAAATGAGTGGCGGATTAAACGCTCTCAATTCGATTACAGACGTAGTTCTCAGATACCGGCCCAAAGAAAAGAAAAAGAAAGTAGCAAAGAAAGCTGGTGCCCCCGAGTTTACGTTTTACGAATTCTTTGCAGGTGGAGGGATGGCCCGTGCGGGTCTAGGCTCCAACTGGAAGTGTCTTTTTGCCAACGATTTCGACATCAAGAAAAGTGCGACCTACCGAGATAACTGGAAAGGTAAAGACGTTCTGGTAACTAAGGACGTTGGCAAGTTAAAGCCGACTGATGTACCAGGGACGGCTTCCCTTGCGTGGGCTTCATTCCCCTGTCAGGACTTGTCCCTTGCCGGCATGGGCGCTGGCTTGCGTGGTGACAGATCGGGAACGTTTTGGCCGTTCTGGGGCTTAATGGAAAAGCTGATTGAAGCTAACCGCGCTCCGAAAGTATTGGTATTGGAAAACGTTTGCGGCACCCTCACGTCCCACAATGGGAAAGACTTTGTTGCAATCGCTGATGCGGTTGCTGCTGCTGGCTACAAATTCGGCGCGGTAGTTATTGACGCCAAAGACTTTGTTCCTCATTCCAGACCGCGCTTGTTTATTGTCGCTGTATCATCTGAGATTACTATTCCTGCATCTCTAGTTTCTGCCGTTCCCAGTTCTCACAGGCACCCAAAGGCGCTCGTGACGGCTCACGCCAGATTGAAAGGTGATGCGGCCCAGAATTGGGTATGGTGGAAAATGCCTGTTCCACAGACCAGAAAGAAATCCTTTGCAGACTTAATCGAAGA